AAATTACTCATAAAAACGCCATTCAGAAGGCCACTACCAATGTACGACACTGGTTTTATGCCTTCAAATGGAAATGATACGTCGGTTCCCACGTCTAGGGTTCAGTACGTAAATGTATCACAGGATTTATTCCTAACTGAACTAGATCCGAATGGGCATAAGATAAATGACCCATACTACTACGCAGATAGGCAGAAAACGGATGAAAACAACAAAACGTACATCCACTTCGTTGAAAGATGCGCATTCCCCATTCAGGACGTGATTACAACAAAGCAATTAACCCATCTTGCAGGAAACCCAATCAGCTTTATTAGCTGCTCAGTAAATCCTACCGAAGAAGAAAAAAATACGATTCTTGAACTAAAACAAGCTTGGCTTACTAAGAACATGGAGGTTGCGCTTTTCGAGTCGTATAAGATGGAAAAGACGACTGGGGATACGGCTTTTTGCGGATATTTAGACGAGAATAAGGAATTTGGATGGAGAACGTTTGGGTACGCTAATGGAGAAACGTTATTCCCTTCCTACGACGCGATGACTGGAAAGCTTTCGCGATTTGCCAGAAGGTACACATCTGAAGGTTCGATGAAAGTTGACGTATGGGATAATACCTACTTTTACCCATACATAAGCGATAATGGAGAATGGAAAGAGGCTTCCGCAAAAGTTAAGCATGGGTTTTCAAGAATTCCTATCGCATATAATAGAAATGACATTGGGGCTTGCTGGTCGCTAGTTCAAGATGCCATTGATAAGTATGAAATTGCCATATCTCAGCTATGCGAGAGCAATAAGGCGTATGCGTTTAGGGTTATGTTCATTAAGGGAGATGACGTTGATATACAACCAGACGCGAATGGCGTTCCATCCGTAATTGTAGGAGATGCAACATCCGACGCTAAGGTTCTTGAAGGGGCTAATGCTAGTACGGCTTTTGAGCTTCAGATAAAGACGCTTTCAAATATGATGTTTATGGGTAGCTTTACGGTTCTTCCTCCTGAAGTAAAGGGTGGTGATTTACCAGGAGTTACCATTAAGATTCTTTACTCTCCAGCTGTTGAAAAGGCGATGAGGGATGCTAAGGAGTGGAATAAGTTCGTAGACGACGTATTGCTTATATTTAAAGAAGGATACGGCGTGGAGGTATCTAAAGTTACCAAATTTAAAGGATTAAATATAAGAGGCGAGATTATTCCTTACGTTCACCAAAATGACATGGAAATAATCAACAATATCAACTCTTCTGTGACTATGGGTAGCATATCCACAGAAACAGCATCAGAAATACATCCTTACGCCAAAAATGACGAGTTTAAGAGGATAGAAGGCGAAGGCGAAAAAGAACAATCAGTACAAATTCAAAATCCTAACAATGCAGCAAGAGAAGCAGCAAGCATTTAAAAGTACCAAGATGGTACTTGAAAATATAGGGGTTGCTAAGTTAGGAACTAAGCAATCTCCGAATGATCCATTTGAAGGAAAGGCAATAGCCAAAATTTTAAGGACAAACAGTGACGTAGATCACGTAGTGGTGAAGTGGGACAGCATATACGAATGGTCCCAGGTTACTTTTGATCCAAATGGCAACAGAGGGATGATCGCCGAATTCATTTTCATATATACATACGATTGGGATTCTATACGAAAAGCCGACAAAAAAATGGAGGAGTCGTCTAAAAAGTTGGGAGTTAAACCAGTAGTAAATATGGATTTGGCAGAAGTAAACCTAGAATTGCTATACGTTCACGGAGTAAGCGAAGAAATGCTCAACGAGTATAAGACCATATACGCAAGGAGGGCGCTTCTTGCTCAAAAAAGGGACTTGTATGAAGCGGAGGAAGAGTTATAGATCGAAAGTCATTTTCAGGCCAGAAATTCCGTTTGACTTCGAAAAAATACAGATACGAACCGACTTTTCGTTGGTTCGTAATTTGTATCTTGAAGCGGATAAGAACTACAATGGCAGAGTAGAACTACTTACGGACAAGATAATAAAAGACTATATCAAAGATCATGAAGGATATAGGCGCATAACCACATACATAGGATATAGGTCTGATTACGCCTATAATGTTCGATTACACGTCAGTACAAAGGAAGATTTGGACGTTTTTTGTGCGCTATTTGATTGCGGAGTGTATAGGGCTGAAGTAATAAAGGCTGCGCTATACCAATGGGAGTTAAACCTTAGAGAAAGATATGAAGGATATTATACTAAAAAAAAGCAAAGCAGAAGCAGAGATCCGCTCGAAGATTTCTAAGGCCATTCTTATCTTGGCTGCGCTATCTAAGTCATACTCATATCTAGGCAGAAACTTTTCGTACAATTCCGATTCTGAACTGCGTAGAAGAGTGGATAAGGAACTTGCTTCTCTTAAAAGCGGCCTACTTGGACTAATAGCACTGCGTTCCGTCGAACTCTCCAAAATCTCAGCCAAAAATAACCAAGATAAGTACGGCATATCACGAGAGATGAGCCTAGATGAAGCGAAGGCTTTGCTGCTGGAAGAAATTAACGGAGATACAGCAGATAAAAGAACAGATAGGTATATTGCCCAGCTGAAGGACGAATACGAAAAGTATATGGTTGCTGGAATTATTGCAGGACTGTCCTACCAAAAAATCACAGAAGCATTCGCAGCCAACATTAGAAAGCCTATGATGTCGTCGCTTATTACTGGAATTTTTGGAGCCGACAAGAACGATTACGGAAAAGGCAACTACTCTAGTGCATTCAGCAATATGCTTAGGCTGGATTACGATATGTCGCAGCGAGCATTTATGAGAAATGAATGGCTGACGTTTATGTTATCCAAAAAGGTAGAAGGATACTTGGTTTACAGAAATAGTTCAACACCTTGCGAGATTTGCGACCAGTATGCAGGAAGGATATTTCCAATGTCGGCGATGATACTGCCATTACATCCAAGATGTATTTGCGGAGCAACACCTGTGTTGGTTGATGGTAAAGAACTAGAAAAGGAGCCTATGTAAGGCTCCTTAACTACAATGAAAAATTCACAAAACAAAAACACAAAATTGACTCAAATTTCTTTTAAAAATGTGGAGATTAACCATCCTCGGCACTCCACGTTGCAAGTCACCTTTATCTTGCGCCTCCATCCAGAGCCTTCAGAAAACTTGATGGATTTCGCTGTACTATCTGAGTCAAGCGAATGCTGAGCCTCAAGACGGAATCGAACCGCCGACATTCTGAGTACAAAACAGACACTCTACCATCTGAGTTATTGAGGCAAATTTTAAATCACACGGCAAATCTCTTGAGGTGTGATTTTCACAAATTTAATCTATGTCGTTGCACCTCATGCAGGAATTGAACCTACGACTTCTTGATTAAGAATCAAGCGTTCTAACCGACTGAACTAATGAGGCTTAATTAATCCAACCCACTATCTCTCGACACTAAGTTGGCGATGTCTCTCTCCTAATTTTCTGAAACAAATATAGTGAATATACCTGATATTTACAAGTTAATAAACGTTAAAAAGGCAGGTCTGAATCGCCTTCTTGTTCTTCAGTTGTAATCTCTGGAGGCATAGGAACCGAATTCTCTTCCTTCTTCTGTCCTCCACCCAACATCTTCAACGTGTCAACCACAATTTCCGTCGTGAACTTCTTGTTGCCGTCCTTATCTTCCCAACTTCGAGTTTGAAGTTTACCCTCAACGTAAAGTGAAGCCCCCTTCTTTACGTACTTTTCCACAATATCTGCAAGTCCACGCCAAATAACCAGCCTATGCCATTCAGTTACCGTTTTCTTTTCTCCTTGCTTATCCTTGTACGTTTCTGATGTGGCTAAGGTTAGGTTAGCTACCTTGCTTTCGCCTACCGATTTTACTTCTGGATCTGCGCCTACGTTACCTACTAGAATTACCTTGTTTACCATCGTTACTTATGTTTGCAAATTATGATTCTGTCTATGAAGTCTAAATCTTTAATGTCCTCGTATGTCAGCACGTTAGACTCCACGTATAAATTTTCTACGTTTGCTGGATCAACTATATACGCAACTCTTGCATGTTTAACTCTATCTATAAGATTACATAACTGATCTGTACTTCTAACGTTTCTGCATAAGACGTCTTTTGTCCATATCGACATCATACCAGACCAATCGATATTAACTTCGTGATATTCCTTGTCGCATAAAAGTTGATTAGACGTAAAACTCTTTCCTTTTTCTCCAACTAAAACCGTCACATTCATGGTTTCTGTTTTTTAAGCTGTGAATACAAGTCTCTCATTATTTCTAACAATTCTTCCATTTTTGTTGCCGACTCGACCTTTACGTTGAATGCCAATACCTTTTCAATAAACTCTATTGATGCCATTTGGAGAAGAAAAGACATGGCTTTACCGTATTGTTTTTCATCGAAGTCTGCTATTCCGAACATTCTTCTTTTCCCATTTCATACAGCGCCTGTTCCTGCTTCAAAACTTCATCATCTTCCTCTTTTGTGAGTTCTTTCGCCGCTCCTCTCGACTCATACCACTTGATGAAGTCAGACACAAACGTAAAATCAGACAGCATCATATTTGTAGTTATAGATATAGCAGAAAACGCAACCGTATATGCCTCAACCATTTCTTCGCTCTCCAGGTTGTTGAATAAAGAAGCAATGAAAT